CCATTGAGTCGGGAAGGTTCATTACCGTCACCGGCTGCGCGCCACCTTCGAAGAACATCGAAGTAAATCGGTCGAGATTGTAGGACAACTGCGCATTCTGCATAGCAACCTGCGCAGGTGCCAAGCCCGGGCCGACGTCGTCCGTGAATGAGTTCTCACGGAAATACACAATCTCTTCGAGCGTCCACGGCCCATACATCTTGCCGCCAATGACTTGGTTAAACGACAATCCGAGGTACGGATTTTCAAGCGTGCCCATGTTCGGATCGTAGCGGTAATTTACCGTCGTTGGGTTGAGCGCTTCGAAGCCAACCAACGTCCGACCTTTGACGATGCGCACCCAATACGCCGCTCCGCACACAAGAAGGCTGCGCTCGGTCGCTGCTAACAGCCGTGAAAAGTTCTTTTTCCACGGCCACTCGACTTCGACGCCGTTCCGCATTAATCGATACGGCACGGAACTGATTGCGTCGGAACGCAGTTCGACCGCACGGTACAACGGTGCGACGTGTGCATAGCCGACGTCCGCCGTCTTGATTGTTCCGTTACGCAACAATTGACCCAGCCAAGCCGGGTTGTTCATGGTCATGCAAAACTCCATTCTACGCGTGGCTTCGATATCATTGCGACCGCACCACTGGCCGCGTCAACATAGTCGTCGTGCGGTGCGCTTGGGAAGGCAACGACCTCATCGAGAAAGTCCCGCACCCATGCACCGTTCACCAAGACCACGGCTCCGGCTTCGGCTCTGGCAGCCCAAGGCATTGCGCGCTGGACCTTATCGCCCTTGACGTCAATACCTTTGAACGATACGTCGGCAATCTCCGGTATACGTCGCAACTCTTGGGTTGCCGCGAGTCCGTGCTGTGCTTTCTCGATGCCGTGCGTCGTGTCCGCTTCACGTCGCATCGTGTCCACCATGATGCGTCGTACATCGGGCCACTCTGCCTTTACTTTGATACCGTCGGCAATATAGAACACGCCGTCGTGTAAACACACACGGACTGACGCGGTATAGTCTGCGCTTTGCTTGACGCTCGATGCAAGGTCCCAATATCGAAACCACTTTGCACCGTGCGGTCGTACGTCGGTCGTCTTTAGCCAATGGCGTTGGAACATTGCGCCGACCGGGTCAATGAAATCACCGTCGACTTCTTGCCGGTACATCTCGGAAGTCATTGACTCTTTGAGCGTCGCAACGAAGGTGTCATCGAGAAAGATGTTGTCCGTCGTCTTGCTTCGGATCGTGGCATAGTCGCGGTGCGTGCCTGCGAAGAGTTGATACACCCAATCTTTGCCACGTGGCGTTGTCGACATCCAAGCCCGTCCGGGCTGCTCGCGCAATGTCGCAATGCTCAATGGCCAAATATCCGCATCCATCATGGCGACTTCATCCAACCAAAGCCACCCGGCGTTGGCGCCACGCAGTCGGTCGGGGTTGTCCGCACTGCGAAATATGATGCGACGGTCACCGAGTAACCGCAGTTCCATGTCTGACTTGTTCCAAGACGTTGCAATGCCTGCCTTCGCTACCAAGCGCAGGATGGTTTCCATGGCGCCAAGTTTGAGCATTGGGTATGTCGGTGCCACGATGAGCCCCGTCGAGCCCTTGGGCTGTCTCAGTGCCTCCACTGCGCCTGCTCGTGTCTTACCGCTGCCACGACCGCCGACGAACAGACGAAACCGCGCATCACTTGCCCAAAACGCTCTTTGGGGTGACGTCTGTGATTGGTGTCGGATCGTCAGCGGTGAGGTCAATGACGTAATCGTTGGGCCCGGTTGTGGAATGTACATTGTATGATTCTCTGTAGGTCGGGTCTAACTTCTTCAGCAGAAACATAACCATGACCGGTGTCGTTGGCGCCATGCTGTACGCCAAAGATTCGAGGAACTCTTGACGCACTTCGCGACCGCGTCGGGTTGCTTCTTCGACCTTCGCAGCAAACACCGGGTCGGCGTCGCGTGCACGCAGTAGGTCACGCCGGTTGATGTTGCACACCTTGCACGCGTCCGTCATGAAACCAAGCCGCTCGATGGCTTCCAAGACTTCGGCCTGTTGCAACTTGGTGATGATTGCTGGCTGTGATTCGCCTTTAACGACGGCCTGCGCACGTGGCTTCCTTGGCCCAGTCACCGCACCGACTCCGACGTTACGAAGCGAAGCAACACGTTGACAATGGCGAGTGCATACGCAATCTGTGGCGCCATGTCTTGCATCTCAGGCCATGCCACAACCGTGGCAAGTATCATGGCAACCAATGACAACACGTTAATCCATACCGTCTTTGATTTGTACCAGCGCTTCATGTCTTAGCCTCCGTTCATCCGATACCACGACAAAAACACCAACCACGCACCGCCACCGACGAGCATCACCGCGTACACCTGTTGCTCGAGTTTCGCGATGCGCTTCTCAAACTCTTTGAAGTTGGCGTCGCCGTTTTCGAGTCGTCGCAGTATCATGTCTTGCTTTTCCTCGATGCGCGCTAACTTTGTTTCGACTGACTCGGTCATATTTTCCCCTGCTGATATACTGCGAACTCATAGCGCACTGCGTCAAGGTTTATCGCTGAGCCCGGGCACGTCTTCTTCGCCGCCGGGTATTCGCGGTGTCCTTTGAGGGTCGTTGCACTCACTGCAATACCGCGCCAATTCATCAACGCCAACGTCGTGGAGCGCACGAGCCGGTGCACGTCGTCGGGCCAAGTCCGTGTGTCGTACTCGCCAACTACTTCAATGCCCCACATGGATGCGTTGCCAATCAGTGACGAACAATGAATCCCGGCAACGTTCAATGGGCACATTTGCCAAATACCGTCAAGTTCCGGATTGCGTCCGCCGATGACGACGAACAAATGCGGACCGCCTCGCCATCCCATTGCTTCGTATCGTTTACTCATGGCGTTCATCGTGATTGCGCCGTTCCATTGGCTGGGCAACGGTCGCCATGTGTGATGCAAGACAACGCCACGCGCCCACGGTGCTGTTGCAATGGGATCGTGGCGATGCAAATGCGTGTCAAATTCTTGCACCGTTGCCCAGTGCCGAAGATCGTACGCATACGTCATACTCGCGGTCCCTGCCATCGTGAAATCTTGTTCATGAACGTTGTGCCGTTCTTGCGGTTGACGATGAAATACAATTCATTGCCAATGACGGTGATGTTGCCGTGCGCATCGTTGTAGAACTGAATCAATTCCCACGGCACGGTGAGTGACTTGCGGTACCACAGATGTATACCGAATTGCTTGTCAGGTACGCCGAAGCCACTCATCGATGTTGCGAACCATTGACCCGCTTTGTCCACCTGTACGAAGGTCTGCGTAGCCGTGTAGGTTCCACCGGGGATGCCAAGTTCCGCGGGGTTTGGAATCGGTGCAATCGTTGTCATGCGTCGCTCTCCTCGTGTGATTCCATTGTCGCGGTGTTGTCAAGTGCTACGACGTCACTCGTGGCAACGTTACGCCGGTTTGCCCTTGGTACTTGCCCCGCTTGTCTGCGTAGGTCACCGCAGGCCGTTCACCGCGAAAAAACATCACTTGTGCGATGCCCTGATTGGCGTGCACCGTGATGTGGTGTGATGTGGCGTTATGCAACTCGATGGTCAACTCTCCGCGCCATCCCGGCTCCATCGGTGTGCAATTGACGACGAGCCCACACCGTGCGTACGTTGACTTCCCAACAACGATGCCCAGCACATCCTCGGGTATGTCGAATGTCTCGACCGAGCGGCACAACACAAAACCGCCGGGCCCGATCCGCGTGTAGTCTTGGCGCTCGTATTGTTTCACCACGTCGTCAATGCGCAGCGGGTCAACGTTGCAGTACGCAGGATACCGCACCCACTCATCCGCAACACGCATGTCATACCCGAAGGATGTTACGCCGTAGCTAATGACGCCGGGCCGTGCGACCCCTTCGGCAAACGGTGTAATCATCCCCGCTTCGGCCAGTCGTGTTATCTCGCGGTCATTGAGAATCATTCGAAGGCCTCCCATGCTTTGCCGTAGTGCTTCGCGCAAATCGTGTTCACCGCTTCGGCGTATGCTCTGATGTGACTCTGTGACGTGGAGTGTGAGCGCAGGCTAACGAAGTGCTTCAGCGCCTGCTGTGATGCGGTCCAATAGAACCGCGTGTACACCGCCAACGGCAACACCATGCGCGCCTCTTCGCGAGATACGCCGCGTTCAACTAGTTCTGCATAGCGGCTCATTGCGTTATCGATAGCCGTTCGTACGTCGTTGGCGTCCTCGTCGTACATCGCTTCGCCGCTGCCTTGTTTGCTACTGATGCTCTGCTCGTGCACAACCTCGGGAAGATACGCATGCACCGCTTCGCTGTAGCGTTGGCTCACTTCGTTCCATCCCGTATCGACGAAGGCGTACGCAGAGCCCACGACGTGCTTGTACCATTGCCGAGCGACGAACTCCGGAGCGCTCACCATGATGGTAATCGGTGAATGACGGAACGGCGACCAATGGCCGTCCTTCGCCAACCGTCGCACCAACTTTGCGTCTTTCTCCGGATCGTGCGTGCCGTCTTTGTCGTAACTCACCCGTGCCGCGTCGGTTATCTTCGTCACCGGGTC